ATGATTGGGCAGTTTGTGCTGTAGATATACCTGATGCTAAGTGTCATTGGTATGTTGTCGCACCTGATAATACCTTTGGTGAAGGATTTAGTTGGGAAGATGCACCTTGGTTTGATGCAAATGGTTTAAATGATGTTGCACCTATGCAAGCATCAACAGTTTTAGAGAAATTACAGGAGCAAAAATGAAAACATTCGAGAAACTAGTAGGCGATATACAAACTGTCAAAGGTTTAGTTGACAAATATAAACCTGTGATACAAGATAAGATAAAGGAATATAAACCTATTATTAAAAAAGATGCAGATAAAATGAAAAATCAATTTGAAAAGGATGTTTTACCTGGTATGAAAAAGATGGGAAATTCATTTAAGAAGTCATTTGAGAAAAGTGGTATAAACTCCAAATCATTTAAAGATAGTTTCAAATAAAACCAGTTGACAAACTGTCCACTCAACCGTCCCAAGGGGCGGTTTCGTTGTTATAATAGGTATATCAGATAAGGAAACAATGAAACACGAAATCAAATCAACACTTGCTAAACTACTTGCTACAGAAGATCTTATAGTTGAGCATAAGAATGTAGAGACAGCACAGTTTGATGTTCATAGTCGTGTATTAACACTTCCTAATTGGGAGAAAGCAAGTGAAGGGATATTTGATATGCTTGTTTGCCATGAGGTTGGACATGCTCTTTATACACCTGACAGAGACTGGAGAGAAGGTAGAGTTCTTTCTCAAGCATTCATAAACATTGTTGAAGATGCAAGAATAGAAAAATTAATGAAGCGTAGATATGAAGGTGTATCAAAAACATTTTTCAATGCATATAATGAGTTAACCGATATTGATTTCTTTCAAATCAAAGATAAGGAAATGGAAGAACTAAACCTTGCAGACCGTATCAATCTACATTACAAGATTGGTAACTTTGTTGATATTGATTTTATTCCAGAGGAGCAATACTTCATAAACAAGATTGATAAGATAGAAACATTTGATGAAGCACTAGATGTTGCTGAAGAGTTATATGCATATTGTAAACAGCAAAAAGCAGAAGAAAAAGAACAAATGGATATAGAAATGGAATCAGTAAATGATACTGGTACAGATGATATTCAATCTAATAGAGGTCAAGATACAGATACTACTGATGAGTTTGAAGAGAGAGAAGGAGAGGAAGATATGGATGGGCAACCACAACAAAATAATGATGTTGTTATTGAAGACTTTGAAAATTTGATGAATAATATGGCAGAAGAAGAATGGAATGAAGAACCTGAGTCTGAAACAATGGAAGCATTAAATGATGCACTTAAAAATCTTACAAACACAAAAGGAAGAAATAGTGAATACATTGATTACCCAGAATTGATATTAGAAAATATAATTATTGATAATAAAGAAGTACATGATACTTTCGATGAAAATTGGAAACATAACTATAATCACATGATTGCTTATAAGAAAAAATATCCAGAGATGTATCAAAATCATGATGAAGATATTTTTAGAGATGTTGACAAAAAATACTATAAGTTCAAGAAGGATGCACAAAGAGAAGTGGGTTATCTTGTAAAAGAGTTTGAGTGTAAAAAGTCAGCAGGTGCATATGCTCGTTCTTCAACTAGTCGCACTGGTGTCTTAGATACTAAATCTCTTCACACATACAAGTTCAATGAAGATTTATTCAAAAAAATTACTGTTGTACCTGATGGTAAAAATCATGGATTAGTATTCATACTTGATTGGTCTGGTTCAATGAACAGCGTGATGATGGATACTTTGAAACAACTTTATAATTTAATTTGGTTCTGTCGTAAAGTTCAAATACCTTATGAAGTATATGCATTCACTATTGATCATCCAAATCAGGATAAACCAAGAGTATCTGAGGTAAGAGATAGAGAGATAAACATCCCAGATCATTTCCATCTTTTAAACTTCTTTACTCATACAACTAAATCAAAAGATTTAGATAATCAGATGTTAAACATATTCAGATGTGCAGCAACATTTGATTGGAATATAAGTACACCTTTTATAGAAGCACCTCTAGGTTATAGATTATCAGGAACACCTTTGAATGAAACTATGGTTGCGTTAAGACAAATATTACCTCAGTTTAAAAAGGATAATAATGTAGAGAAGGTTCAATGTGTAGTTCTAACTGATGGAGAAGGTCAACCAATGAGATATAACAAAAAAGTAACAAGAGATTGGGAAGATGAACCATATATGGGAACACAATACTTTACTGAAGGGTGTTTTGTTCGTGATAGAAAACTTGGAACAACTTATCATGTTGATGGTCATTATTATGATGAACGTGGTCAGACTGATGTGTTACTTAGAAATCTTAGAGAACGTTTACCAAGTATGAACTTTATAGGTATTCGTATCATGAGTTCTCGTGAAGGTTCATCTTTTGCTCACAGATATCTTGGATATGGTAATGAGGCATATGAGAAGGTAATGATCAGATGGAGAAAAGAAAAATCATATGCACTTAAAGATGCAGGTTATCATACTTACTTTGGTATGGCATCACAATCTCTTAGAAATGATGCTGAGTTTGAAGTAGAAGATGATGCTACAAAAGCACAAATTAAGAAAGCATTCTTCAAAAGTCTTAAGAATAAGAAGATGAATAAGAAAATTCTTGGAGAATTTATCGAATTGGTAGCATGATAAATAGTTAAAATTATATTATTACAATGGTTAGAATTACACCAAAAGACGCACAAAAAATGTTGGATGCCTATGCAAAGGTATATGCACCAAAAGAGGATTCAAAACCTGAGACAGAAGCAGTAGCAGAACCTACTAAGACTGATGCACCTGCTGATACAGCAGAAACTGATAAATAAAAAGAGTAATTACTAGAGAAAAATGTCAAAATTTGGAGATCTTATCGCAGGAACAGTTACAACTACAGAAGAAACTGCTGTAGTAGAAACTCCTGTAGTTGAAGAAGTTGTAGCAGAAGTACCACCTGTAGAAACAGTACCACCTACACCACCAGTAGAACCTGTAGAAACTGAGGTTTCAATAGACTATGGTGCTATGTCAAAAGATGAACTTGAAGATTATGGACGTACCGTAGGTATTGAATTAGATAGAAGACATAATAAAAAGAAGTTAATAAAAGAACTAGAAGACCACACTAAAAGCATTTAAACCACTTGACAAAGTGGCACACAAGGGGGTTACATGACCCTCTTTTTTGATTATAATAAGTATATCAAAAGAAAAACAAAACTTTATTATGCCCTTCGAGATTAAAATGACTGCCGACCAAGTGATTGAAAAACTAAAAGCACTATATGGCACTGAGTTCACAACAGCAGAGATCAAAGCATTCTGTGCTATGAACGACATCACATATCAAACAGTAACTAAGAAGTTACAGAAATTCAAAGTTTCTAAGGGTAAGTGGAATTTAAAAGTCACTCAAAAGAGTGTCGATAATATTGAAAAGAGTTTTGCTGCACCTGCAGTAATGCCTCACGTAGAGAAAAATCTTGTACCATCAGTTGATAATACTTTCGTTAAGTTTGGAAACTTTACTGATGTTAAAAAGATTGTTCAGTCAAAACAGTTCTATCCAACATTTATTACTGGTCTTTCTGGTAACGGTAAAACATTCGGTGTAGAACAAGTATGTGCTCAATCAGGAAGGGAGTTAATCCGTGTCAACATCACCATCGAAACCGACGAAGATGATCTTATTGGTGGGTTTCGTCTTGTTGATGGCAATACTGTTTGGCACAACGGACCTGTGGTTGAAGCTCTTCAAAGGGGAGCTATCCTACTTCTAGATGAGATTGACTTAGCATCTAACAAAATACTTTGTCTACAACCTGTTCTTGAAGGTAAAGGTCTATTTCTTAAAAAGATTGGTCAGTACGTTTCACCTAAAGCAGGTTTCAATGTAATTGCAACTGCAAACACAAAAGGTAAAGGTTCTGATGATGGACGTTTCATAGGTACTAATGTTCTTAATGAAGCATTCTTAGAAAGATTTCCTGTTACTTTTGAGCAAGCATATCCTTCTATAAAGATTGAAGAAAAATTACTTACACTTCATGGACAAAGTGTTGGAGTAAATGACTCTGATTTTATCAAGAGACTTGTAGACTGGGCAGATATAATTCGTAAGACTTTTTACGATGGTGGTATAGAAGATATCATCAGCACACGTAGATTGGTTCACATTATTCGTGCATTCAGTATCTTTAAAGATAAGGCAAAAGCAATTCAAGTTTGTA